CCAGCACAAACACCAAAAATCACGACGACGAAATAACCAGAGACCAAAAAACAAACCCCAGGCACCCCAGGGGATACCCCGGGGTGGGCCCGAATCCCACCGCTACGCGTCATGGGAAATCTGGTTGCGTGCAAGTTTGAGAAGTGAAGTTGGCCCCGCGGGACCTGTTTTTGGCTCCACGGGGCGCTGTGGGTGCTGTTCAGGCAACCTGCTTCATCCACTCTTGGTACTCGTCGAGCGTCTTGGGTCCCTTTTTGGTGTTGCAGGCGCGGTGGGCGAAGTCGATGTTGTCGAGGTTGTGGGTGCCTCCTCGTGAGATGGGGGTGAGGTGTTCGAGAGTGAACGACATGGGGTGGGGTGCGCTGAGGGTGTCGTCGATCCGCATGCCGCAGAGACAGCAGGTCTTGTTGCTTGCTTCCCATTTTGCGTTGATGAGCTCTTGTGTAGCGTTGCCTTCGAGTTCGGCTTTTGCTCTGCGTACCCTGAAGGCGGCTACCTTGTCGGGATTGTTCACGGCCCACTGCTTCATTCTCATGCGGTGGCGCTCTTTGTTGGCTGGGTCTTCTAGCCATCTGCGCATTCGCGCGGTCTCTGATGTGCGGTTTGCTTGGCGGTAGGCTTTAGCTTGGGCTTTCGCTTGGTCGGGGTGTTGCTCTCGCCAGCGGTATGTGCGCTGCTTGTGTAGTTCGGGGTCTTCTCGTTTGCGTCGCTCGGCGTTCTTTTCTGGGTTTTCTGCTCGCCATTTGCGCATGAATTCTCTGTCGGCTTTGCGTTTGGCTTCTTTTCTGCATTCGGGTGAGCAGTATTTTGCGTTGGCGCTTTTGGGCGTGAATGTGCTTCCGCAGATGTGGCATGTTGTGGAGAGGGGCGCCATGTCATGCTGCCTTCTGGTTTGCGGCCCAGGCGATGGTGTCGCGTCGGCTGACGCGGAAGGTGGGTGGTACGTCGTAGCGGTTCCAGTAGATGTGGCCTTTGCGGGCGGCGTTGTGGATGAGCTTGTAGTCGATGCCTGTGATGGCTTCGGCTTGGCGGAGGGTGATCATGTCTGGGTGGAGGGTGTAGACGGGTTCGGCGGCCATTAGATGTTCCTTTCTGTGTGCTGTTTCCAGGCTCGGTAGATGCCGAGGTGTCCTTGGAGGGGGGCGACTCCGTTGCCGAGGAGGCGGCGTTTTGCTGCGTCGCTGATGTCTTGGTTGGTGATGTAGCCGGTGGGGAGCCCCATGAGGTGTTCCATGACGAGGAGTGTTCCTTCGCCGCACATTTGGTAGAGGCTGCGTCCGTGGCCGTTGCCGTTGTTGTGCTTGGTTTTCTGTGCGTGGAGCCAGGTTTCCCATTCTTGTGCTGTGCGCCCCCAACCCATGTCTACGACGGTGGGTGTTGGGAATGTGGGGCTGGTTGGCGTGTAGGTGGGCTCGTTTGCTGTGGTGCGTTCTGGGCGGCCGAGTTTGTGGGCGTAGATGAATACGCGGTCGCGGCGGTGGGGGAGTCCTGCCTCGTGGGCTTTGGCTCGCGCCCAGCTGGTGGTGTATCCGGCGTCCCAGAACTCTTGGTTGATGGCGTTGGCGTACTTTTCGGCTTGTGGGACGTTTTCTACGATGACTTCGGTGGGCTGTACGGCTCGGACGACGTTCATGCAACTGTAGAAGAGGCTGCTACGGGTTCCGTTGAGCCCGGCTTGCTTGCCTGCGCGTGAGAGGTCCTGGCAGGGGAATCCGAAGGTGATGGTGTCGCTCTTGTAGTTGAGGAGTTCTGTGTCGTTGACGTCGTTGTGGATGGAGGCTGTTGGGTGGTGGTGTGTGAGTACTTGGCGTGCAGGCTTGTAGTTGTCGCATACTGCGTCGATGTTTTGCGGGCCGAATGCGGCTTGGAGGGCGAGGTCGAGGCCGCCGTAGCCTGAGCAGAGACTGAGTATGCTCATGTGTGATATCCTTTCGGTGTTAGAACAAGACAATTTCGTTCCTGTTCTTGTTCCTTCTGTGAGTGGCCCCCGAGGTGGAATCTTGGGGGCTTCTCGTTGTGCTGATGCGCCCACTATAGACATGGCTGGACGGGGATGTCAAGCCCTTGGGGTCCAGCCGAGGTGGTTGAGGCGGCTGTAGTCGCCTTCGCGTTCGAGGAGGACATGGCCGGTGCGGCCTTCCCGGTTTTTGGCGACGTGGATGTCGGCGCGGGTCCAGTCGGTGACCCCTCCTTCGTGGGGGCAGGAGAGGAGGAGGACGACGTTGGCGTCCTGTTCGATGTTGCCGGACTCCCTGAGGTGGCTGAGCTGGAGTTCGCCGCCGGGGGTCTGCTCTGCCTGGCGGCCGAGTTGGGCGATAGCGAAGACTGGGATTTGTAGGTCCTTGGCGAGGTTCTTGAGGCTGCGCGTGTATTCGCCGATGAGTTCCCAGCGGGCCCTGCGGTCGCCGGGGGCTGCGTTGATGAGGCCGATGTAGTCGATGAAGGCGGCGGTGAGGCCGTGTTGGCGGTGGAGGAGGCGTGTGGTGGCTACGAAGTCTCCGATGGTGAGGTTTGCTCGGTCGTCGAAGTGGATGGGGAGCTGCCTGAGGTGGGGGGCTGCTGCGGTCATGCGGGCTTGTTCGTCGGGTGTGGGGTGGCGGCGGCGGGTTACGGCGTCGCCGGGGACGTTGGCGATGTTGGCCATGATGCGTGACCAGAGTTCGCGGCCTGCCATTTCGAGTGACGCGAAGTAGACGTGGCCGGTGTCTGCGAGGTTGGTGGCAGCCTGGAGGGCGATCATGGTGTTGTGGGTGGGGGCCATGCTGGTGCCGGCGAGGTACATGTGGTCGTGGTTGTCTACCTGGATGCAGCGTACGGGGACGCTGTTGGTTGGGGTGCAGTCGACGATGAGGCGGTGCAGGTTGCGGCGCTTTTCTGGTACTCGGTCGCGTTTGCGGGGGAGGGTGAGGTGGCCGCGCGTGAATGTGCCCGTGATGGTATAGGCGGTTGAGTGCGCCTCGTCACGGCCCTTGACTGCCTTGGTGGACATGGTTGGGCGGATGCCGAGAGTGCGGGCGAGTTCGAGGACTCCGTGGGCGAGCTGCTCGTCTACTGTGCAGTACTGGACTGTCCCGTTCTTGCTTACGTATCCGTCGCTGTCGAGGAGCCCCTGGAGGAGTTGGGTGCGCTGCTCGATGCTGGAGCGGAGGTACAGGTTGGGGATGTGCTTATTCTTTAGGAGGTTGAGGTTTCGGAGGTCTGTCTTGGTGCTCCCAGTGCGCGACCCGACGGGGGTCTTTGAGAAGGTGATGCGGAGGCGGCTGTGGTCCTCATGGGTGGTGTAGTGGTATCCGGCTTCGTTGATGCGGTTGATGATGTGGTGGGCATCCTCTTTCCAGCTAGTGATCTGGTTGGCCGTGCTGGTTCCGTCGCCGAGCCAGTATCCGAGGAGGTAGGGGTCGATGGGGAGGTCCTGCTTGGGGAGCTGGAGGGGTTTCACGTCCGGGAGGGTGTGGTTGGCTCGACCATCCTTGGTGCGGACGGTTTCAGCGATCTGCTTGGTGGTGACTACTGAGGGGTAGTGCTGACGCTGCCTCCTGGCATGGGGGGACGTGTGGGCGTACTTCTTCTCTGCGCAGGCGGCCTTGCGTGAAGCCCTCGTTTCTGTGATCCACCTGTGGTCGGCGTCCGCGACGATGGTCTCACCGTCGTTGAAGGTGACGTTGTAGCAGGTGTGGTCGTGCATGACGTCGGTTGCGAAGGTGACGGTGGTGGGCTTGCCGTCGAGTCCGAGAACCTTGTCTCCGACCTTGATGTCGCCCATGGTGGTCCATCCGGTGGGGGTGGGGATTGGGGTGTCAAGAGCTAAGGCTTTCCCGACTCCCGGCCGTGCTGCGATGACGTAGAGGCCGCCTGGTTTCCATCCTCCGATGATTTGGTTGAGGTCGGGCCAGGGGGTGGGAGTGAAGGGTGTTGCTTTGGTGGTGAAGTCGGTGATTTGGGTGAGGCAGGTGTCGTTGTTGACGAGGGTGGTGCTGCCGGTGCTGACTTGGTTGAGGAGTTCCCTGATGGATGCTTCTGCGTCGCTGGGGTCTCCGCCGGCTTCGATGATTTGGAGGCCGCGGGTGCAGGCGTCGTGGAGGTGGCGGCGGGCGGTGTCGTCGATGAGCTTGTTTGCGTGTACGCCTGCGAGGTTGATGTGGCCTCCGTGGACGCCGTTCATGGTGTCGAGGAGGTAGTCGGGGGTGACGTGGGCTGTGGTGATGGAGGGGAGTTTGTCGAGGAGGAGGTCGGGGGTGAGTCCTTGGCCGGGGTTCTTCTGCTTGTAGTCTTCGATGAGCTGCCAGATGGCGGCGTTGCGGGTGTCTGCGAAGTGGTGGGGGTGGATGTTGTCGAGGTCGATGAGGGCGTTGCGGTCGCCGCTGAGGGCGATGCCGATGATGGTGGTTTCGGTGTTCATGTGTTGTGTGGGGTGTTGGTGGGGGCCCGCTGGTGTTGCGGGCCCCCGGGGTGGTTATGGTACGTCGTAGGTGCTGGATAGTGGGGCCATGTCGATGGTTACCGTAACACGATTGCCGTCTCCGCGCTCGCCGATTTTGATCTTCGGTACTAGCGGATCATTTGGATGATCAGCCGTTACCTTAGGGAGGTAGGAGATGATCCTTTGGATGGCTGCATTCTGATTCACACTGAGTTCGGCTCCCATGAATACGTTTCGCAGGAAAGAGAGTTCTCCGATGGGGACTGCCGTGCAGGGGCGATAGGCGGTGATTTCCTCGTCTTCCTGCCCTTCCCAGATGTACTGTCCGGCTAATGGGCCGCCAAGGAGGTAGTAGCCGTATTCTGGGTTATGTACGTCAACTAGTGTGGCGGTTGCGTCGCTGATGTCGGCGTCTCCGTATGTGCCTTTGTCGATGCGGATGAGGGGTTCTGTGGGGCGGTTCATGGTGTCAGCTTTCTGTGATGTGGTTGTGGGCGATGATGGCGCAGGTGGCTTCGTATGCGAGGTTGATGAATGCTCGTTCGCGTTCCGCGTTTAGATCTGCTTCGTTCTGGGGTGAGAGCATGTTGGGCCACCACTCCATTAGGTGCCCTGTTGAGATTTGGAGGGATTGGATTCTGTCGACAGGGAGTGTGTCTTGGTCTAGCGTGTTGAGTGGCCGCAGGGGGAGGCTCCAGAACCAGAGTGCACCGTCGATGGTGATGAGTTCGATTGTGTCTTCGGTGGTGTGGCCGAGGTTTTCGAGCTCGGTGATGCAGATGTTGACGATGATCGTGGCGTTGTGCTTGACGCTGTCTGCCGTGATGATTTTGGTGGCCGGGCCGGCCTGTTTGGGGTCGGATGCGATCTCCCAGCAGAGGTCACTTACGCTGCTTGTGAGGGCGATGAGTTTACCTGTGGGGTTGTCGTTGGTGTAGCTGGCTGGTGGCCCTGCCTTGCGGGCTTCGCGCAGTATGCTGATGAAGGCGTCGATGCGATTAGTGGGGCCCATGGCGTGTTCCTTTCGGTTGTGCTGATGACTGGAGTGTAGACAGGGGTGGACAGGGTTGTCAAGCCCTGCCATAGAAGCGGTCGGCCCGACTGGGCCGATGGGGCGCGCCAGAAGCACCCCATCGGCGACCTCAGTAGCACTTAGGGCACCATTCAGCCTCGCCCGACCTGGCGGTACAGGTATGCCTGCACCTCAGGCCATCCGGGGTTGCCAGGGAGGGGCATGGATGGCTTCCAGAAGTTGATGATGCCGTTGGGGTCGATGCCGTAGTCGATGCAGGCGTACCAGAAGTCTTCCTTGGTGACCGCCTTGCCGGTGGCAGGGTTGACTGCTGGTGCGGCCTGGCCGGAGCTGGGTGTGTCAAGCTCATCCTCCCACCTGCCCTTACGGAGCCACGAGGCGGGGTTAGGGATGTACCGGCGCTCGGTGTTTGCGGCTTTCCAGTTGGCGTTGTGGCGCCGGAGGCCGTCGAGGAGGTCCTGAGGTTTGGCGCCCTGTTTGATGGCGGCCCTGTATGCCTTCTGGGCGTCGATCTTGCCAACCTTCTTGGGGTACTGCTTCCACCAGTCATCAAAGCCGTCTGTGGGCTTCTCGGCAGGCTTCTTGTTCGCCTTTGATGTGGGCGTCGGGGCGGGTGTTGGGTCTTCGGTCTCGATGGAGAGCTGGTCGCCGTCGGCGGTGGCGGCCTCCTGCTCGGGGGCAGGGATTTCGGCTGCGTGTCGCTTCGCCCAGGCTGCCGGGTGTACCCGCTCGGCGGCGGCTGCGGCTTGCTGCTCGGCAGTCATACGCTCTTCCGGCCTCTGGGAGTCGCCGTCGCGACAGGTCATCCAGTCGGGCTTGTAAGCGTCGGACTGGTCGGCGGTCCACACATAGTAGTTCCGGCTGAGCTTCCCGTCGTCCTTGCGGAAGCGGATGATCTGGATGATGCCTCGCTCTTGCAGGGTGGCGATTGCCCTGCTCACGGTGCGCTTGTTGACTTCGGCGTCTTCGGCGAGTTCAGTGAGTTCCGGGAAGGTCACTGGGCGCCCACCCCAGCCGGGGACCTTGGAGTTCATGCGGGCCGCCAGGATGAGGGCGACCACCTTTTCGGTGGAGGTGATGCCTCGGAGGGCGGCGGCTTGTGCTTCGTAGATGACGGTTGACATTGTGTGTTATACTCTCATTGTGTTCTCTAGAGGGGGCCGGTTGTGTGTGCCGGCCCCCTCGTCTTGTGTTATCTGGCGACGATGGGCTCCAGTGAGCCTTCTGGGGCTCCCATGCGCTTTTCTACCTCAAAGCATCGCTTGCGCGCTACTGCCCTTGTGGTGAGGTGGAGGTACTGGATCTGCTCCACTACTCGGTCGGTGTAGTAGTTGTCGGCTTCCTTGGGGTGGTGGTTGAGGCAGGCGATGATGAGGGTGTCGAGCTTCTGGGATACGGTCGGGTGGATGGCTTTGAAGGTGATGGTCCTCTTGCTACCGCGGCCGTTGATTGCGATGAGCCCCTCGTCTTGCAGGCGCTTCATGCGTCGCCACGCGAGCTCATCTAGGGATTCAGTGTGGGGGATTGTGGGCTCCCCACTCATGGGTGTGGCGAACGTGATTGTCTCGTCAATGGCTGCCCTGTAGAGGTTGGATGCGAGTTCTGTGTACTGGAGTGCACATCCGGCTCGCGCAGTAGGGGGGAGGATGTACTGCTCGCGCCCCTGGGCCCACCAGCCTCCGTATGCGGAGTGTAGAACAGCGTCTTGCAGGCGGAAGAGTCGAAGGGCAACGTTGTCGGGAAGGGTGTCTGGCGTGGGGGTGTGAGTTCTCATGGCCTACATCCTACGCCTCCTCCTTGATGTGCGCAACCTGCGATCTATGGTGTTTTGCTACCCATCTTCCAGGGGACACTGGCGTCACAAACCAGAGGACACTGGCGTCACAAACCAGAGGACACTGGCGTCCCCACAATAACCCCTTAACTAGAAACCCTTAAGAGAACTCTTAATCGCGCATGCGCGCGCGTGTGCGACCTTCGCTTCGCTCCGACCGTCGGACCGTTGGTCCTTGGTCGTCGCCTCGACCTTCGGTCCAGCTGGGCCACGAGGGCAAGGACGAGGAGATGGTTCGCTGGCTAGTCACGTACCTGGCTCTAGTTGATCCTTGGTTGTCTGGTCGAGTTGGAGCGTTCAGAGACACCTTCGTCGTCCTTGCCCTTCCTTGCTGTACCGAGACGGAACCTAACCTTGAAGACTTCCTTGCTCTAGTGCCAAGCAGTGGGTTGGGTTGTGGTTACGTTGGGTTGATCGTCTCTAGTTGGTCAACACTCACCAGAGAGAACTGCGCCGCGGCAACGAGGGCGCGGGCGGCCCGGGAAGGCCATCAGGAGGCTCGTGGGTGGCCTAACGGGGGCGGGTGTGCGTGCTGACCTGGATGGGGTGCCGAAAGGCGCTCAGATTGGTTCCTGCGGCCTCGGGTGCTTCTTGGGGTGCGAACTGTCCAGAGATTGCGGCGGGTTGCCGTCGACTAGTCGTTGGCTGTAGGATGGTCGTGCTGATAGAGGCCCGCCGGATGGGTCGGAGTGAAGTTTCCTTTCCTTCTCCGTATGCCCGGCGGGCCTCGCCTTTGCCTACAGGCCTCCGCCGTGGTAGACTGTGCTGGTCAGCCAACGAAAGGACGACCATGACCAGCCCCGACACCGGCCGCCAGTTCCCGAAGTGCACGCACTGCGGAGAGCCCTACCGGCCCCCGCGCACCACGGCGAAGGAGTACCCAGGCACCAAGCCCTACGGCGGGCGAGGAACCTGCAACCCCTGTTACCGGGAGTTGCTGCGAGGTCACACTCCTAAGGCGCTCATTGACTGGACGGTCGACCACAAGTGCTCCTCATGTGGCCAGAAGATGCGCCCCCCACGGAGCTCCGTAAAGGACTGGCCGGGTACGCGCCTCTACTCAGGGCAGGGGGAGTGCTCGGCATGCGCCAAGGAGGCGCGACAGGCGTATCCGACAGTCAGGGAGCTGGCCGAGATGGGCCACCCATGCATTGAGCCCTGTCCCCTCCCGTCCTCTAAGCGATCCAACATCTGGTGAAAGGAGCACCCATGCTGTACCTGCTCGTCTATGGTGACAAGTCGGCCCCGGAGGTTGACGTCATCCTCTGCGACAATCATCCCGAGCGCACGAACGACGGCACCCTCATCTTCCGCAACGAGGGCCAGAAGGACATGTACATCTACCCAGGCGACTACCTGTCTATCCAGCACGCCTACTTTGGTGGGAAGGAAGCTAAGCCGTCGTTCCTGTTTGATATTCGTGAGGGCTCCCCCTCGAATGAGGGCGTTTCCATGACCTATCCGGGTGATGTGCGATGAGCGCCGTGGAGAGGATTGCGTCGGTGCACGAGAAGGTGGCGCTGGCTGCCATGGACTGCGCCGCCGATGAGCTGCGCGATTCCCTGAATGATGCTGACCAGTGTGGCGCTTGGGATGTTCCGACCTATAGGCGTGACGCGGAGCAGGATGAGGCGGTTATCCGCGTTCAGGAGGCTCAGGAGGCCCTGGAGGAGCAGTTGGAGATGTTCGTGGGAGACCGGTATGGTTTCGACTCTTGTGTCTCGCTGGAGGTGATGTGATGGGTGGCGACGGTTTTGCCTCAGCAGTGGACAGGCTCCGTGTGGCGCTTGGGGATCTCGAGGAGACGTGGGTGACCTTGCAGAAATGCGAGGACTTGGCTTACGGTGATCCCTTCATTGATGAGGCATGGAATGAGTGTGTGGCGGCCCGTATCGTCGCCGAGAATGCGTTCACTGACCTCGCCCGGGAACTGACTGGCCTCTACGTCTTCGCCCGTATCACGAATGTGCACGTAGATGGCGTGGAGTAGGCAGTCCAGGCGCCGTAAGGAGCTCCCTAAGGACTGGGAGAAGATCAGGCGCACGGTCCTCAAAAGGGACGGCGGCCTATGTGTGTTCTGTGGCGCTAGGGCGAATCAGGTGGACCATATCTTCCCTGACGGCCCCCATGTGCCGGATAACCTGAGGAGTCTCTGCCAGCACTGCCATATGGCTAGAACACAGCAGCAGTCCGTCGAGGCAAGAAAGCGCCGCTACAATGGTCGCAATAAGACTCGAGGCCCAAGACCGAAGAGTAAACACCCCGGATACTTGTAGGAGAGACGACGATGGGAGTTAAGGGGCCGATCCCTAAGCGCAGCACCGAAGGGCACCGCACCACCCAGGCGAGGAAGCTCGACGGAGGCGTGGAGCCCGTGAACGTGGTCGCCGAGCAGGTCAAGCCCCCGAAGCCTGACCCAGACTGGCATCCGATTGCGAAGAAGCTGTGGAAGGCCGTGGAGCGATCCACGTTCACCCGCTACTACGAGCCGTCGGACTGGATCGTGCTCTTCTCGGCGTGTGACGACCTGTCGAACTACAAGATGCAGGACCGCAGGTCTCCCACGATGCTGGCGGCCGTGAATACGATGCTCACCTCCCTGCTGCTCACTGAGGGCGACCGTAGGCGTGTGCAGATCGAGATTAACCGCGTGGACGAGTCTGAGGCTGAGTCTGCGGGCGTGGTGGCCTTGCAGGCTTGGGCGAAGGCGCGGGCGGCGAAGTGACCGAGACGCTCCCCGCACCCCGGGAGCGAACCGACACGCTCCCCCTTCAGCTGCCTGAGCGCACGCTCGGGTACCATGCCGCGTCCTGGATGGTTGACAACCTTGTCCAGCCTAACGGGCCGCGCGCTGGCCAGCCGTTCATACCTACGGACCGACAGATCGAGTTCCTTGCTCACTTCTACGCTCTGACCCATAAGGGCTCCTTTGTGTACAGACAGGGAATTAGAAGGTTAAGCAAGGGGAGCGGGAAGTCGCCGTTCGCGGCCGCCCTGTGCCTGTTTGAGCTTCTCGGCCCATGCCGCTTCGATGGCTTCGACCGTCATGAGCCGTTTGGGGTGCGCGCGAAGCCTATGAGCATGCCTCTCGTGCAGATCGTAGCTACATCGGAAAGCCAAACCGCCAATACTATCCGCATGGTCAGGGCGTTCTGTCAGAAGAAGGGTCCCTTAGCTCGGAAGTATGACCTCGAGGTGGCGAAGACGTTCATTGAGACGCCGGGCGGGGGGAAGCTTCAGCAGATGACGTCCTCTGCGCACTCCATGGAGGGTGGTGAGGTGTCCTTCGTTGTGGGGGATGAGCTTGAGCACTGGCTGCCCGCGCAGGGCGGGCCTGCCATGCTGGAGACGATTCAGCAGAACGCGGCGAAGATGGGTGGCCGGTTCATGGGTACCTGCAACGCGTGGGTGCCTGGAGAGCAGTCGTCGGCTGAGGCGATCTTTGAGGCGTGGTGCGATCAGGAGGATGGTCTCACGCGCGGTAAGACGAAGATCCTCTACGATGCGCGTATCGCGCCCCCGAACACGGTTTTAACGGACGAGCCGGAGGAGGGGCAGGTTGGGCTCACGGAGGCCCTGGAGTACGTGTATGAGGACTGCCCGTGGGTGAATCTGGAGTCGATCAAGGAGCAGATTTGGTCCCCCGAGTACCCTGAGTCGCGCTCCATTCGCTTCTTCCTGAATCGGCCCAACGCGGCTGAGGCGTCCTGGATCACCCTGGAGGAGTGGACGCAGCTGCGTAAGCCTGACCGGAAGGTGGAGCCGGGGGAGCGGATCGTCATGTTCTTCGACGGCTCCAAGTCCAACGACCACACCGCCCTCGTGGGTTGCTGCATGGAGGATGGGCACATCTTCAAGATCGGACACTGGAAGCCGGAGAAGCCCCTCGGTGTGGTGAACGTAGCTGCCGTGGATGCTGGGGTGCGGAAGGCGTTCGACACCTACAACGTGGTCGCGTTCTGGGCCGACGTGCGCGAGTGGGAGTCGTTCACGCGCACGGCGTGGCCGGAGGACTTCGGTGACCGACTGATCGTGCCCGCGGTGCGTGGTGGCATGTCCGCATCCCCGATCGCCTGGGATATGCGCTCTCACGCATACCAGTTCGCAGAGGCGGCTGAGACGGCGTTCACGGAGATTCAGCAGCAGACGTTCACTCATGATGGGGACTCTGCGCTGGGTGAGCATGTGTCGAACTGCCGCGTGAACGAGTTCAAGGGGCGCTGGTCGGTGAAGAAGGAGTCTCCGAAGTCGTCTAAGAAGATCGACCTGGCTGTGTGCATGATCGGCGCTAGAATGCTGTATAGGCATGTGAAGAACTCGAAGGAGTGGGCGGACCTTACTGCTCCTCGGGGTGAGTGGAAGGTGTTCATGTGAGCTTCCAGAAGATGATCTCTAAGTTCGCGTCTGGCGCCTATCGTCCCATCACCTATGAGGGCTACTACGAGGGGAGGCGGCGCCTCGATGCGGTGGGCATCAGCCTTCCGGCGAAGGCGCGTGTCCTGGAGATTCAGGCCCCGTTCGCCAAGATGGCCGTGGATGTGCTCACGGAGATTCTGATCCCCGACGGGTACCGCGTCGCAGACGATGACAAGCGGGGCGTGGTTGACCTGTTGCGGAAGACGTGGCAGGCGAACGACATGGATTCCCAGTTCAACCTTGCTGCCGCCGAGGCTATTAGCGCCGGTGCCGCATATTGGGTGATTGCCCCACCGGATGACGAGCATGAGTTCGCCTCGATCCGCGCAGTGGATGCGAAGCATGCTCGCGTGCGCATCAACTTCCGTGGCGAGGTCGTGGAGGGTGTTGTCCTCTATCGCCGTGACGATGGGAATGTGGGGGCTACCTACTACACGCCCGATGGCGTGGAGTTCTACGTGAAGGGCAGGTACGACTGGAAGAGCGTCGGCCAGGGCCGCCAGGACCAGTGGGGGGCATCCATCGTCCCCATGTTCAACAGGGCGCGCCTGTCCGACAAGTATGGGCGCTCTGACCTGCGTGAGCTCACCTCAGTCATTGACGCTGCCTCCCGCACGCTCACGAACCTGCAGGTGGCTCAGGAAGTTGCGTCATCCCCGCTGCGTGCGGTCGTTGGTGACGGTGCTTCCGCCATGATCGACCAGTATCCCGAGAAGATGCAGGCGTACATGGGGAACCTGATCGCCATCCCCAGTGGCGGTGACGTGAAGCAGCTTACCGGCATGGCGCTGGACCCGTTCATCAACACGTACCGCTCCTACGCTCTCCAGCTGTCCGCCATGACCGGTATCCCCCCGTCGATGATGGGTGTCTCCTCGGACAACAACCCGACGTCGGCCGAGGCGCTGCGCGTGGCGAAGGACCGCCTCATCGCTCGAGCGGAAAACAAGCAGCGCCAGTTCAGCGACGCCCTCGAGCGTGTCGGCCGTATCGTGGCCCAGGCGAACGGCATGTCCCTGGATGGGCTTGAGGCCCTGGAGGTGACGTGGCGCGACGCCGCCGCCCCCTCCACCTCCGCGCAGATGGCGAACGCCCTCCAGGCACACAGCCAGGGCATCATCGGGGATGAGACGGCCCGAGAGTTCCTGCACCTCACCCCCGAGCAGCTGCGGCGTGAGAAGGCCCGCGGGGACAAGATGGACGCCGACGCTGGCCTGGATATGCCCGAGTCTCCCGAGGCCCCGGAGGACTCCGAGGAGGCCCCTGAGAGTGAGTGAGGCCCTGTTCTACAGCATCCTCCGCAGTATCGTCATGCTGTTTAGGCGCCGGGCTGAGGATGCGCTCAAGGCGTTCGAGGGTCTTCCTGAGCCGCCACCTGTGGAGCATGTGGGCGACCTACTGACTCCGCTCATGTGGCAGGCCAGGAAGCAGGCGTGGGCGGCCGCCGCCCTGTTCCTGCGCGGCCAGGCCCGTAAGGCTGGGGTGCCTGAGTCTTGGGTGCCTCCACAGCCTGGGTACTCGCCGAAGACGATCGCCCGCACCATCCGCGGCACTCAGGGGGCATTGAAGTCACCCGAGGGGATGAGGCGCCTGGAGCGCTCCCTGGAGGGGCATGTGCTGGCCGCTGCGCGCCGAACCGTCGCCGACGCGGTGGATACCGCACCGTCCTCCATTGAGCTCATTGAGGGCGCCCTGGATGACCTGGCGAAGGACCTTGAGGGGTTCTCCGAGAGCACCCAGAAGGCGATCATTGAGGACGTAGAGAAGGTCGAGTCCCGCCGTCGCCCGCGCATGACGCTGGATGAGGCGTTCGAGAAGGTCGCCGACCGCGTGGAGGAGGCTGTTCGCACCCTTGACGAGGAGGAGCTCGTTAAGGGGCGCCACCGCAGCATGAAGGTGTTCTCCGATGTGCCGGACAAGTATCGACGCAATTCACGTGGCGAGCTCATCGCTAGACCTTTCGCTTTCGCGCGCGTAACTCACCCGAACAAGAATGGGCCCTGCGGCTTCTGCGCCATGCTCGCATCCCGCGGGCCGGTGTACAAGACGTCGGAGTCTGCCGGCCTTAGGGTGGACCGATTTCACGATCACGATTTCTGCACGATTGTTCCCGTTTTTACCTCCAAGCACTGGGAGGGGAAAGACCAGCAGATCGCATTCGAACGAACGTACAATGAGGTTGTGCGCGACCAAGACCTCCATGGTGTGGATGCCCGCCGCGCAATGGACAAGTACTTCCGGGAGAAGCTGAAGGAGCGCAAATGAGCGACACCCCCGCACCTGAGCCCTCCGTCGTTGAAGAGACTGACGGACCTATCTCAACCACTGACTACCCCATCGAGCACACCGAGGAGACCCCCGTTGAGAGTCCTGAGGCGGACGAGAAGACTCCTGCGGAGGAGGCGCCGAAGGATGATGCGGAAGCTCCTGCGGATGTGGTGAGTGAGCTGCGCGCCCAGCTGGCCGCACTCACCGAGAAGCTGGAGGCGAAGGAGGCTGCTGAGCGTGCCGCCGCCGAGCTCTCCGAGAAGGAGGGTCTGCTCTCCAAGGCCAACATTCCGGCCCGCTTCGCTTCATTCCTCACCGGAGACAAAGACTCGTGGCAGGAGCAGGTAGACGCCCTCGCCACGCTGCGCGAGCAGGCAGACGCCGCGCCCGCGCCGTCAGTCCCCCGCGATCCTGCGGTGGATGCAGACCTTGAGACCGAGGATGACGGCCTGAGCGAGGCGCTCGGGTTCTTCGGCCTCGCAGACCAGTAAGGAGGGCATATGCCTGCACCCGCGTACAACCCCGACAACGAAGCCAAGATCGAGACAGTATCCAAGATTCTCGGCGCTAACGCCGGGAATGAGGCCGCGTTTCCCAAGACCGTCGTAAAGGGCATCTGGGACAACGCCATGAAGGGCTCCGTCGTCCAGAGCCTCGCCGGCAGCGTCCCGGTCTCCATTAACGGCACCGCCATTCCGATCCCGGTCGGCCAGCCCACCGCCGGAATCGTCCAGGAGGGTGGCCTGAAGCCGGTCGCTACCCTGTCCAGCAAGGTCAAGACCGTCACCCCGGTCAAGGCCGCCGTGATGATCCTCTACTCGGAGGAGACCGCTAAGGCTGACCCGCTCGGCGAGTACTCTCGTATCCAGCGCGCCCTCGGTGAGGCCATTGCTCGCGCCATCGACACTGCCGTCATCCACGGCATCGACGCGAACACCGGCACCGCCATCACTGGCAAGGAGGCTCTGACCTCCACCACGAAGGTGCAGGAGCTCGACCTGGCTTCGACCGCTACCGGCTACTTCACCAAGCAGCTGTCCGCCGCCTACGACAAGGTTGTGCTGGATGACGCTGACGAGGCCGAGTTCGGTTTCGACCACTTCCTCCTGGCCCCGAAGTTCCGCTCGAACCTGGTGAACGCCCTGGATGCTCAGGGTCGCCCGCTCTACCAGCAGGCTCCCGACATCACCGCGAAGTTCGGTACCGTCCTGGGTGTCCCGGCCACCTACTCTCGTGCCGTCTCCGGCTACGAGAAGGCCAAGGTTCCGGCCGCGAAGCTCCTCGGTATCGGCGGCGACTTCAAGGACGCCCTGCGTCTCGGCTTCGTTGAGACCATCACCTACCGTAAGGCGACCGAGCGCGCCGGTGGTGTTGACCTCTTCGACCGCAACATGGGCGCGATCCTCGCTGAGGCCCAGTTCGGCTGGGTCCTGCGTGACCCGCGCGCGTTCGTGAAGATCACCAGCAAGTGACCCGGGTGGTGGCCGCTGGTTTCGACTGGCGGCCACCCCGTGGCCTGGATTCCTGAGGAGGTGGAGAAGTGACGGTAGCAACACTGGATGATGTTCAGGGGTCGCTTATGCGGTACCTGGAGGATGACGAGAAGGTCTGGGTGCAGGCTCTTCTAGATAGGGCTGAGGCCCTGATTCTGTCGCGCATGCCTGACGCTGTGAACCGGTGTCGCGTGGACTACAGCTTCTCCATCATCATGCGGATGGTGGAGGCTGAGTCGGTCTCCCGTGTCCTCAGGGCTCCTGGCGGCGGCCTCTACAAGTATGAGACTGAGGGCACGTACACCTACTCGGTGAATCAGGCTGTCGCGTCCGGCATTCTGGAGATCACTGACCGCGACTGGCGAGCCCTGCAGTCTGGCACGTCCGGCTGGGGTGTGGCTGGCGCTGAGATGGACGGATATGCGCGGCGCACGCGCCTCCTGGGCGCCCTGGAGGGGCCTCTGACGGTGGACCCGACATATCTGCGCGGCCCTTCGGCCCTAGACTTCGCTGGGGATCACCCCGTGTATGACGAGGATGAGGTGGCGCTGTGGTAGGGTTCCGGCCCCGTCGTGGGCGCTACCTTGAGAATGGCCCCCACGTGGTGGAGGTGACTCTCGCTGTCGTCAAGGAGGGGCGCACCGGTCGCCGGTTTGAGCGAGGTGAGACCTTCGTGATCGACAAGGTGCTGGTGCAGCCGTCAGCCGGTAACGCCCTGAAGGCCACGGAGAACCGCGTCATCCGGGGTGACCTCACGGATGAGACCACCTTGAAGGTGTTCGGCACTGGCAGGAAGTGGCCGGGCGGGCCGCACTCGTGGGTGAAGATCATCAAGGGCCCCGAGTCCCTGGTTGGGAAGACGTTCCAGCAGGCTGGCGAGCCCCTCACCTATGACGCCTCCCCGATGACTCGCCACTGGTCAGTGCGCTGCGACACTCTCGGAACGGAGTCGAAGTGATCCAGGTGTACGACAACGAGCACACGCACGAGGACATTGCCGCAGTTGTGGCCCGTCAGCCTGAGTTCGCTGCGGCCGCCGCGAAGGTGTTCGCCGAGGTTGAGGCAGCTGCAGCAGCACACATTCAGTCCGGCGAGTATGTTGCGTCATTCAGCCTAGAGCAGGGGAAGGTGGACTGGTCCATCTCCCCGTCCACGGACCATGATGCGGCCATGGAGTTCGGCCACTACGTGTATCAGGATGCGCAGGGGCGCCGATCGGGGCGCGAGGGCGCTAGGTATAGGACCTGGGTTCCGGGTTTCAATGTCATGCGTGGCGTCGTACACGCGAACGGGGGGTTCTAATGGCATTCGTCGCTCCCCTCCCGTTCATCTACCGGTACGTTCAGGATGCCGCCGCCGCTGGCGCCGCTGAGTGGCCGATTCTCTCCCGGATCGTGTGGCGCACGCACGGTGACGTGGATGACCCAATGAATGAGCTCGTGTGCCGCGTCCAGATGACCATCTCCCGCATTCACCCGTCTGGGCCGACGTTCGCTGCAACCCAGATCAGGGCTCGCCTGTACATGACTGGCCCGGACGGGGATGAGGTGTCCGACGCGAGCGACGCGCTCGTGCAGGCCATCGAGAAAGCTTGGAGGTCAGGAATGGAGACCTCCGAAGGGTGGGCCACTTACCTCGAGTGGACCCAGCTGCCCACGCCGGAAACCGACATGGGCTCAACCGCCGACTACATCAACATGGTTTCGTCCCTTCAGGTGACGGCCAGGAAGGGAGCCTGATGGCTAACCTCGGAAACAGCAAGATTCAGATCGCGGGCCGTGGGCACGTCTACTACGCCGTGAACGACACTGAGGCGCCCAACCTTGACGGGTACGTCTTCGGTGACGGCACCACCCTGGAGGCTAATGGGTGGACCTGGCTTGGTGACACCTCCTCGGAGAACCTTATCGAGTTCGACTCCGATGGTGGCGACACCTCCACGAAGCGCACCTGGGACCGTCAGGGCGTCCGCTCCACGCGTGAGGATGTCACCAACAAGGTCACCATTAACGCCGTCAACCTCGGTGAGGATGTCATGAAGGTGGCGTTCCCCGGCTCCACCTACGACGCTGCGAAGCGGGCCTGGGACATTGAGCTCGACGCTTCCAGTGAGCGCGCCATCCTCGTTGTCGTCGAGGACGGCCGCATCGTCTCCGGCTACCTGTTCCGGCGCGTCTCCCTCGCAGGAAACATGCCATCCCTGTCTCTGGACAACTTCACCGAGGTCAAGATCGCAGGCACCCTGCTCTCACCCAACTCCGGTAAGAAGCGCGTTCAGATGCTTGAGCCGCGCGTCGTTACCGGCGTTGGTACTGCGAAGCCGACCATTGCCACCCTGACTCCCGACTCCGGCGCGGTCGGGGCGAAGGTCGTCATCGCCGGAGCCAACTTCGATGGCGTCCGGGAGGTGAAGTTCGGCGACAAGGTGGCCTCCTTCGAGAAGGACTCCGCCACGCAGATCACCACCTACGTTCCTCGCGGCCTGAACACTGGCGCTACGAACGTGGTCGTCACGAACAACGTTGCCGCCTCCGACGGCAAGCAGTTCACCGTCAACTGACGAGCGATATACTAGGGGCGCCGCCATGTAGGGGTGTGTGGCGGCGCCCCTTCAAACACCCCAAACACCCCATTGGAAGGAAACGCTATGGCCACGAAGAAGGTCGACAAGCTTCCCGAATTCTCGTCCCTTAAGGGGCACGAGCTCTTCGTTTCTCCGCACGCACTGCGCCCGTCGAAGCGGATGCGGCTCACGTCCTCCCTGGAGCCCATCATGGGAGAGGGCGCCGAGTCGGTGAACCTGCTGGCCGTGCTGGCTGACGTCATGGAGGCTCTCGAGGCTGGAGGCTTCATCACCGACCTTGAGGCGTGGGACAAGTTCTATGAGGATGCCGACCTTGAGGATGTCGTCAACCTCGTCATGGCCTACGCGGGGGAAGCCGCAGGCGCCAAGAACTAGATGACTTCTTCGAGAGACACCCGGAGGCGGCTGCGGACTTCTGGGCGCTGTACCGGGTCGACGTCCACGGCGATTACCGGGTGTCTCTCGTAAGTCAGCTTCTTGAGCGCCTACCACATGAGCCCTGGAGCCTATATAGGGCGAACGAACTAGGTGGAGACCAGTGGTTCGGGTACTCGCAGGACTCGGAGAGATTGAATGAGGCCCTGGATAGGTTGGCGCTGCTGATTAAGGCGTCCGCCACCAATAAGGCGTCACTGAAGGACTCGGAGATGATGCCGAGGCCCATGAGGGGTAATTCAGGGTCGGTGGTATCATCGAGTGACACGGCTGGGGTTTCTGCCCTGTTTGCTGCTCTGGGGTGAGGAAGGTTAGGGATGGCCGGTAAGGGGACAGTTGGTAAGCTTTCCGTCAAGGTTGTCCCTGACCTTTCTGGCTTCGCTAAGAAGCTTCGCCGCGACCTGAAGCAAATCCAGAAGCAGGTCAAGGACCTTGACATCACCTTCAATGCGGAGGTGAAGCTCGACAAGGAGTCCCTCAAGAAGGCCCGCGAGGAGGCCGCGAAGTCTGACGTCCGCTTCAAGGCTGAGGTGGACCTTAAGTCGGGCCAGCTGGAGGCTCTTCGGAAGAAGATTCAGCAGATCAAGTCCGAGGTGAAGGTTAACGCGAACCTCTCGGAGGAGCAGAAGAAGAAGCTTGAGGAGAGGCTCGACAATATCCGCACGGCGGTCACCCTTTCGACGCGCCCTGGAGACCTTGCAAAGTTGAAGCGGGACGTTGAGCGTGCCGCCGGTGATGTCAAGGCTGGCCTGACGGTGAACGAGAGGTCGTTCCGCCAGTTCCAGGCCCGCCTGAACAAGCTGAAGGCTGACGTGTCTGTCGGCGTGAAGCTTGATTCTGGCGCCACGGCGGAACTGCGGAAGCGTATTGAGGCCCTCAAGGCTGACGTGGAGGTGCACGCGAAGCTCTCCGAGGAGCAGAAGAAGAAGATCAAGCACGAGCTCAGCAAGCTCGACGGCAAGGCCACCGTGAATGCCGACCTGGATGACGGGAAGGCCCGGTTCGACCTTAAGCGCCTGACCCACCCCCGGTGGGTGGACATTCATGTGCGCCTGGCTAAGACGTCTCTCGCCCGCGTGGCGGCCCAGCTGAAGGCCCTCGCTGGCGGGAACGTGTTCGAGTCCATTGGGCGCAACCTGAATGACTTCCTCCGCAACCTTGATACGGCATCCGTGAAGCTCGGTACTGTCGCCACTCTCGTGGGTGGCGCCGTTTCCGCGATCGGCAGTGGTTTGGGTGTCCTGGCGTCCCTGAGCGTGGGGATCGCCAAGTCGACACCCGCACTGCTGGCACTGCCGGGCATCTTTGGTGCTACCGCCGCTGGCGCCGGGGTGCTCATCGCCGCCCTCAAGGACACGAAGACTGTGCTCGAGGACCTTGGTCCGTCGTTCGAGAACCTCCAGAAGCAGATCTCTGGCGCCTACTGGGAGCAGGCTGCGCAGCCGATCCGCGACTTCGCTAACGTCGCTCTGCAGGAGCTGTCTCCCGCACTCCAGTCGATCGCCTCGAACCTGGGGTCCATGACTGCGGCCATCGCCGGCGCGGCGGGCGGGCACATTGCTGGCTTCCAGCAGTCGCTGACCTACTTGTCTCAGGCCCTATCGCTGGGGTCTACGGGGGCCGCCTCGTTCACGAACGGACTGCTCACGATGGGTGAGGTGGGGGCGAAGTTCCTCCCCAGCATCGCCTTGTGGGCCAACAACCTGGCGGCCTCGTTCGAGCAGTGGGCATCTAAGGCTGCGGCGTCCGGGAAGATGGAGGAGTCCATTCGTGCGGCCGCGAAGGCGTTCGGCACGCTCAAGGACATCACCGTCGACCTTGGCGGCATCATCGGTGGCCTGTTCACGGCGATGGCGAACGGGTCGGCCCCGATCGACTCCATCGCGGAGGCCCTGGATCGCGCCAACAAGGCCGTGAATGGTCCCCTGTTCCAGGACACCCTGAGTAGCCTGTTCTCGTCGATGGCTACCGCTGCCGGTTTGGCGTTCCAGGGCGTGGGGCGCCTGGGTGAGACGTTCGTGTCGCTCGAGCCGACCCTGGCGAAGATCCTCCCGATGCTCGGGGAGACCTTGCAGACGGCTCTGACGGGTATCGCCACGGCCCTGGAGAACCCGGCGTTCCAGGAGGGGCTCGTTAACTTCTTCAACGGCCTCCTGACGGCGGTTCAGGCTCTCGCCCCCGCGATGCCTGCGCTGGGTGAGGCGTTCGGGGCTATCGCCACGGTCGCGGGGACGCTCCTTGCGGCTATCGCTCCCCTGGTGGCTCAGCTGGTTGAGGGTCTGGCCCCGATCTTCCAGCAGTTGGTTCCGATCCTGACTCCCGTCATTGAGCAGTTGTCTGCTGCTCTCCTTCCGGTGATTCAGGCCCTGGTCCCAGTGATCGCGGAGATCATTGCCCAGTTGGCCCCGATCATTGCGGAGTACCTGCCGCAGATTCTGCCTCCGCTCTCGAGCTTGATCGTAATGCTGGCGCAGGCGCTGGTGCCCGCCATTCAGTTGGTGGGGAAGATTCTTCAGTGGCTTATGCCGGTGGCGATGGTGATCTGGAATACTCTCGTATCCGTAACCACGGGCGCTATTCAGACCATTAAGGGTATCCTTCAGACTGTGATGGCGCTCATTAAGGGCGACTGGTCTGGGGCCTGGGATGGCATCAAGACCATAGGTGAGGGCGTGTGGAATATTCTCAAAGGCTCAATGCGTATCTTCGGTGACAACATAGCGAACATCGCGTCGAACGCATTCACTAACATGTGGAACATCATTAAGGGTATCTGGAATTCCATCACCTCCACCATTTCCGGTGCTATCAGTAGCGCGCGCAACCTCATTAGCGATGGATGGTCGTTCATCAAGAACGCCACCGCTTCGATGTGGAGTGGTATCGTGAGCACGGTCGTCAGTTGGGTCAGTAACCTGATGAACACGGTCAGCAATATCCCAAACAACATTAAGAACCTGTTCTCTAATGCGGGGTCTTGGTTGTGGAATGCGGGTCAGAGCATCATTCAGGGCTTCATTGACGGCATCTCCTCTATGTTCAGCTCCGTCCAGAACAAGCTGTCCTCGCTGACGTCCTATCTTCCTTCGTGGAAGGGGCCCGCCCCGGTTGATAAGGTTATCCTGAGGGATGCTGGACGACTCGTCATGCAGGGTTTCATTGACGGCCTCGAGTCTCAGTATGATGCGGTTAGGGACTCCCTGGAGGGATTTACGGACGATCTGGCTAACGACATCTCCCCGGACATCGCAGCCCATGTTGCGCCGGCATTCGAGAAGGCTAAGCCGTCCCGAGACGCGCTGAACACTCTCTCGTCCGTTACGGCAGGAAGTAAGGCGCCCACTGGCGGGACCGTCAATATCACCAACTACTACCCGCAGGCGCAGAGCGACTCCAAGACCCGAGATGATGTCGCTGACGGCATTCGCCTCGCGTCGAGCATCTAGGATGGTGTCATGAGCAGTGAGTACTCCCTGAATGGGGTTGACCTGGATCGGCCGGGGAAGTGGCGTGTCATGCAGGGTACGCTCCTCCCTGCGGTCCCGGCGCCGCGCCTTACGAGCACGGAGGTGCCGTTCCGTAGCGGCATCCTTGATGGCGCTGGCTTGAAGGTGGATACCTTCAAGGTGACGGTTGCGTTCATGGTTGAGGGCGCGGATCGGGCGGACTTGGATCGCAACTTCCAGGCGCTCATGGCCGTTTTGAGGGCCTCAAACAAGCTGGCCACCCTCCAGCACCATCCTGTGGGCGTTAGCCCCAGGGAGGCGCTCGTGCGGCTCGTGAGCGTATCTCAGCCGACCTGGAGGTACGGGGAGTGGGCCATCGACACCACGGTCGTGTTCGAGGCCGTGGAGGGTGTCTGGCGGGATGCCACAACTATCGAGACCCAGCTGGATGACCTGAGTCGGCTCGCTGGCGGTGCAGCACCCATCCCGGATGCGATCTTGAAGCTCAAGCCGACAGCCAACGTGGTCACCATTAAGGATGTCACCTCAGGCACTAGCCTCACATGGAGGGGTGTCATGGAGTCCGACCAAAGACTCCTTGTCGACGTCGGCAAGTACTCCGCCTGGAGGCAGGTCAGTGAACACTGGTACCCGCTCCAGGGGGCGTTCAATGCGTCCGCAGAAATCAGCATGTCCCCCGAAGGGCTGCAGCTCACCCCCAACCATGAAGGTAAGATCGTCCTCCAGGTAACCGGCACGACGGGGGCCATTCAGGCGAGGAGGGCTTACTGATGCGCCGCGACTACTTCCCCGGGATGCAGCTGCGCGCTGTCGCCTACGAGGTGCAGGGCGCCCGGATCGGCGTCGTCCCTGACGTCCTGGAGATGACGGTCACCACCCCCAGGGGGAAGACACCCACCCTGTCCATGACCTACGCGCCGGGACCGAACGCCATCCGTGGTAGCGTCCTCGAGCGCGAGGTCGAGGTGGCGGTAGAGGCCACCTTCAACGGGAATGACTGGGAGGAGCTCCCCGACGCGAGGTTCATCACGCAGAAGACCGAGCACAACCTCGTCTCCGACGGCACTGACTCCCGCAAGGTTGAGGCCATTCACGTCAGCGACTACCTGAAGGAGGCGCTGGTTTGGTCGGTCCCCATCGAAGCGAAGGACAAGGAAGGCAAGTTCAAGTTCCTGTCCCGGAACGCCGGGACGATCATCGGGACGGTCTGGCAGAACGCCGTCAAACGCGGCTGGGGTGCCGGCCTCACCTTGGACGCTTCCACGACGAAGGACTCCGCAAATCAGGACTGGGCGAAGATCGTCACCCTCTACTTCGACCCCACGATCAGCCTCCTCCAGATCGTGGACTCCCTGCGCAACCTCGGCATGATCGACACGGTGTGGCAGGGCCGCACCCTGAAGCTCTACAACGCCGACACTACACAGGCCCGGGACCTCACCGCCTCGAAGCGGTGGCCCCTCGCAACCACGCTCACCGGCGCCCCCGAGGCGGCGACCTGGGCCGACATGTGCACCGACGTCCTCGTGAAGGGCGAGGGTGGCCGCACGTGGCTCATCCACAACGACCTTGCCCCTAAGGGGATGCGTCGCGTCGAGAAGGTCGTGGAGGCCGGTGGCGTGGAGCTGGAGGCCACTGCCCGCATGGTCGCCGAGGCCACCCTCAAGTCCGGCGCACACGTCAGCGAGGAGATCAAGCGCGAGTGGGCTGCCACCGACGTGCACCTCCTCCCGTGGGCGGACTACCGGCTCGGCGACTGGATCATGGTAGAGCGCGCCGAGGGCATGGAGCGCCTCCAGGTCGCCCAGATCAGCGTCACCCAGAAGAACGGAATGGTCGTCGGCCACACGACTTTCGGGACCGTGCTCGACAGCCTCCTGGGGCGCCTAACGAAGCGCACCAAGGGCATCGTTGGGCTCGCCTCCACCTCAGGTAACGGCGTCCGCCCCCAGCCCCCCGTCTCCAAGTACTGGCCTCTCCCCCCGCAGGGGCTTGTCGCCGACAGCAGCGCCGTCATCGGCCCCGAAGGGTGGCCGCAAGCCGTGGTCCGCCTCTCGTGGGCTGCGGTCGACAGCGACACCCTGGGAGGGAAGGTGGAGGTCACCGGCTACGAGGTGTCATGGCAGAACGTCAAGCTCTCTGCGGAGCGATCCGGGTCCATGGTTGTTGGCGCAACCGGCACCCCGTCTGCGGCTGTCGCCCCCCTGGACGTGGGCGTGGAGTACCGGTTCTGGGTGAGGGCGCAAACCCAGGATGGCGTTGGCGCCTGGTCTCCCCCCGTGCGTATCGTCACAGCCACGGACGCCACCCCCCCGCCAGTCCCCAGTCGCCCCGAGCTCTCCCAGACTCTCGGAGTCCTCAAGGTCAGCTGGGACTACCTGGGGGCCAGCAGGGAGACGATGCCCGCAGACTTCGCGGGGGTGGAGGTCAGCGTGCAGTTACCGGGGGCTGCGGCATGGCCGGTGGCCACCATGCCTGCCCCGATGCAGAGCATCTCCCTCGCCGGGTACGAGATGAAGAAGTACGAGGTGTGCCTCCGCTCCTTCGACCGTTCCGGAAACAAATCGGCGTGGAGTGGCATCCGAACCATCACCCTGGAGCAGGAGATCGACGCTGCTGCTATCTCCAAGCAGGTGGAGAACCGAATCAAGGGCAGTGATGCGTTGCAGCAGGCGGCCCGCGAGGGCACCCTCAAGGAGATGAACCGCCTCACCTTTGCGATGACCCAGGTAGCCTCCAGCCTCGTATCGTCAGGCCCCGTACCGCCAGACAATGGCACAATAGGGGCAAGCATGTGGATTGCCCCCGACGGACGTATCTTCGTCCTCAGAGCAGAAGGAGACCAGTGATGCAGGAGTACGTGGCCACTAAGCAGTGGAGAGACGGCTTCGGTGCTAACGAGACCCGGATTACCGCCGCCGACCTCACCCGCATTGAGGACGGGATCTCATCTGCCACCCGTGGCGTAACCAACCTTGAGACCAAGGTTGAGGGCATGCCAGCCGAGATCCTAAAGCAGGTGCAGAGCATCGCTCAGGGAATCCGCACCACCCTCGAGAAGGCGATCCCCGTCGGTACTATCGTCACGTATGGCGCCGAGCGCGACCCCGAGGGGTGGATGCGCTGCGACGGCAGGATACTGGACCGGAACACCTACGGGAAGCTCTTCGCCACCATCGGCACCACCTACGGCTTCACCTCGAGCAGCAACTTCCGCATCCCAGACATCCGCGGCCGCAAGGTCGTCGGCTCGAGCGAGGGCTCCCAGTACCCCATCGGCTCCAAGGGTGGGCGCGAGGGCGTCAACCTCACGATCAACCAGATGCCGGCCCACACCCACGAGATCGCAGAGGTGGGCGACGCGGGTGCACGCTTCCAGTCCAGGAAGGCAGCCCAGGACATCGGTATCGGCACGGCCGGCTACACATACCTCACCTCCACGGGCAATAACCGGAGCGACCGGTCCCCCATCGCCGCCGAGGTTGGGCGTGGTGACACCGTGGACATCCGAGACCCGTACTTCGGTCTCCCCTACATCATCAAGGTCCTGTGATGGCGGGGCCCGAGAATCTCGCCGCAGCCCCCGCAGAGGCTCGCGGTGGCCAGTACGTAACCGTTCCAGGGTTCGCCGCACCCGGGCAGTCGTTGCCCACCAACTCCAGGACCGCCCCAGACTCGACGGTCGTCTACAGCCCCAAGGGGTGGCGCTGGGAGGAAGCCGGTGACTCCTACTCCAAGACCGTCTCCAAGCTCACGGCCGCGACCATGGAGTCAGCGGTGCGCCGCATCCGCACATCCATGGGCGAGGTGTCCTACATTCGAGGCACCTCCGACACGATGCCGCCCTTCGTTGGGCAATCAGTCGGAGACACCTGCCGAGTGCAGGATGCGCAGACCCTCGACATCGTGGCTGAGTGGCGCTGGGATGGCGCTAGGTGGGAGCGAATGAAGGTCACCAGCGAGCAGATCAGCAACCTCGACGTGGGGAAGCTGACCGCAGGCGCCGCGAACATCGCCGAGGTGACCGCACGGAAGATCGCCTCCGACGTCGGCCGTTTCCTCGAGATCACCACCGACCAGCTCACCGTCACCGGTAACGCCTCCTTCGTGAACGCGACCGCACACCACGTGTGGTCCGAGATCATCACCGCAGGTGAGGGCGAGTTCGAGCGGATCAAGGCCGGGATGCTGGCCGCCAACTCGGTCACCGCCTCCAACATCCAGGGTGGAGCCATCGACGGCCAGGTCATCACCGGCGCCACGATCCAGACGGATCGCGGGAACAATCGCGGAATCAAGATCGACTCCTCAGGAATCCGAGCCTACACGGGGCGATCAGGGAGCACCACCTTTGAGGTGGATGCCGACACTGGGCGTGTGAAGGTGCTTGGCGAGGTGGGCATCCAGGACACCTGGTCGATTGCGAAATTCATTGACATCGTTGAGCAGCAGTCAGGCAACGACGTCGGCCAGCGCGGCGACCGTTGGGGCGTCGGGCTCTACATGAATTCGAAGACGTTCCCATATAAATACCCGGCCCTCATTACCTACAAGGAGGACCCGACAAACTCGGGGGGAATCCTCTATCTCCAGGCCCCGTCCTACTATGACGGCGCCACCCCCAACATGCGACTATCCGGGTCCGGGTTGGCCGCATATTCGGGGAAGACTGGCACCTGGCAGATGAACCTCAGCAGGTCAGGGTTCGGCGCCGGAGCGTCCGGCAAGGGGAACCTTGCGATCAATGACTACAGTGCAACCATTACTGTCGGAGGCTACAACCCCCACCTGTACATCCAGGGCGGCCAGTTCTGGCTGAGATCTACGGTGGACACCTTTCGTGGAGTGTGGTCGAACGGGACTTCGACCGTTCTCGGATGGACGAAGAATCAGCAGCTCTATGTTGACGGTAGTGGTGTTCATTCAGTCGGAGGCAAGAATTTCTCCATGCGCGTACCTGGGGAGTGGCAGAAGCGCCACATGATGCTCCGGCACGCCTCTACCGAGTCACCGCACGACGGGATCGAGTACTGGGAGAACGTAGAGCTCGACGCGACTGGCCACGCCACGTGGGTGCTGCCGGATTACGTTCCCAAGATCGCATCCCCGACGGCTCCGTGGATCGTCCTAACGTCCTCGTCAGCCTCGGCCAAGCTCGTCCGCACCGGGTATGGTGTCGACGCGCTCCCGTGGTCCGTTGAGGTTGTAGGCAAGCCAGGGGAGGTTGTCTCCGTCCTCGTCAAGGGCGCTCGCCAGATCGACGAATGGGATGACAAGACCGACCACGTTGCGCTCCGTGACCGCTCTAAGGAGTCCGTGTGGGAGATTCCGCCAGCACTCGGACCGGACGACGGCGCCAGCCAGGAATTCGTGGCCTACGATAGTAGAGGTGGGTACGGGCCATCGCCCACACCACCACCAACCCCGCCTACAGAAGGCACTAAGGAGGAGTAGTGACACCCCAGACCCAACAGGTGGACGCCATCGCCGTGATCGACGCCCTGACGGCCGAGATTGCAGCACTGACGCGTCGAGCAGTGATCGCCGAGCAGCAGGCCGCCACCCTGGAGGCCAAACTCGGCACCCTGAAAGAGAAGGAGAGTAAATGAGTGTAGGGAGTGTTGCGGCGCGTATCGCTCGTCGCATCT